CAGATTGAAGCAGAACCTATGACAATGGGCGAAGCTTTTGAGAAAGGATTGCTTAAAGCGGGAAGAGTACCTAACGAAAGCGAGAAGTCAAATGCTGGATATCATGTGAAGTATCAAGACGGTTACGAGTCATGGAGTCCAGCAGAGCCATTCGAGAAGGCTTATAAGATCTGTGATACGTTTATGAATCGTCTCCAAATAGAATTGTCCGAATTATCCGATAAACAAGAAAAGCTAGGTAAGTTTTTTGGTACGGATATGTTCAAAGGATTGTCAACGCAAAAGCAAGTATTGCTACGTGCACAATTCGGAGCGATGGAAGCTTATAGGCAAATCCTTATTGAGCGCATCCGTATTGAGGGAATCGCAAAATGAAACCGTGGCAAGCAATATTAATACTAGTGTGCTTGGTAGCCAGTTTCACGGCTGGCTACCATATCCGGGGGGATGTGACTGATAAAGTCGTGTCTAAATCCGATACCGTATTAATAACCGACACGATCCATGACAGTATCCCGTATCCTGTTTACGAGACATTGGTGCAGACGATACCGGAGCCGTTCCCTGTTTATATCACGTTGGACGGTGACACGGTAAAGGAACCTGTATATGTTCCGGTACCCATAACCAGCAAGGAGTACAAGACGGATGATTACCGTCTGTCGATATCCGGCTATAAGCCTAATCTTGATTACATCGAGGTTTATAGAAGGACTGAGTATATAACCAAGACGATCACCCCACGTAGATGGGGAATCGGCGCGATAGCCGGTTATGGGATCGGAAAGCATGGCTTGTCACCCTATGTCGGGATAGGCGGGTTCTATAGGATTTGGTGAAAAAGGTTAAGCCCACCGAATCTCACGATCAAGCGAGCTTAATATTTATTTATGAATGCGTGCGGGGTAAAGCCCCTATTCCTTCTCTGATTCGACCCGGACGAAGGAAAACATAGCCAAGCCATGTGTGTTTTTCGGGGCTTCCTTGATATAACATGCGTGGCTTTATTAATGTTCAATTAAAATATGAATATGAACAAGGTCGAAGAGTTTTACAAGCGAGTGATTTGTATCGCAGGTGAGGTATGCGGGGTTGATCCCGTAGACATGATGTCATTTAACCGTGAGGAATGCGTTAACGCCCGTGGTATCCTCATTATAATACTCTTGGATAAGGGGTACTCGGAGAAAGTTGTGGCCGATCTTACAGGGCTTACCAGACGGGGCGTTAATAGGATCAAGAACGATTTTCCAGATAGGATAAGGCGTAATTGGATGATACATATGCTTGACCGGGAGGTCAGGAACAAACTAGGAATGAATAAGGAATAAGCTAGGAACAAGATATTTCCCATGGTATGGACTTCTCTGGATTTTTGTGGTGTCCGGGATACCCGGACATGATCATTAAAAAATCTAGGTTATGAGAATTAAAGGAATGAATGGTGAGGAGTACAGTGTCACCGGGCAAGGCCAAGGTAATTACAACACCGTGGGAGCTTCCGCAGGTATCGCTTCTTTCTTGGGATTGAACGCCGGGAATCTTTTGGGTGGTTGTGGCAACGTAAGGAACGCTGGATATGGCGGTCCGGTTGAGGTAATCACATCCGAAGACAGGCCTATTTCCCGCTATGAGGCTGGGATGATGGATAAGATTTCCGCTAAGGACTCTGAGATCGCCTTGTTGAAATCCAACACTTACACTGACCAAAAGTTGGCGGATGTTTATGACCGCTTGTTGACAATCATCAACAGGAACAAGGAGGAACAAGCCTCAATTAACATGAACCAAGCCGTTTACAATGGGACTAACACCGCTACATTGAAATGCATGCAACAGCAGATCGCGGATCTAGCAGCATTGAGCGAGTTGGTGATCCCGCAGCGTAAGGTTTGTGATACGGGATGTTGCGGATGTAATTGATGATGACCATGTACTCTAACGCTCAAAAACTGGCGGCTGTGCTCAATAAGTGGGCACAGCCCGCTATCCAAGGTCTCTTGGGAACTCGGTTGGGACAACTTCCTTTCATAGCGAACATAGACGCTAAGTTACGCTCCACGGGTTGGGTAAGTCCCATGTGGAGCATATCCAAGGAGATATCCCCATTGCTAGACGGATTGTCATCCTCATTAGTTGAGCCGATGTTGGCTCGGTACCTTCAAGGCATCCCCGATGAGGCTATCCCGGAGTTGGCGCACAAGGTGGTGGAGGACGCTATAAGAAACGGCGGGCTTTCCCTGTTTGAGGGAAAGGTCGAGTTCGAGACCGATGACTTGGAGGAACTAAGGACGTTGTTGCGTTACAATCTTCCGGTCCCGGAAAAGACCGGCTCATACGAGGTATTGACAGAGGAACCTATTCCACAAGGTGATGATGTGGATAAATAAATAATCAATAATAATTACGATCATGATTCAATTAACACCAATTGCGATCGCCGCTACCAGCCAACAATACTTGACTAATGTAGTGGAGAATTTATGTCAGGCCTATTGCGCAGACAATGGCGTACAGCCTACCGGCATAGTCAATTTCACCGTCGCCGAGCAAAGTACGGTGAATACGCAAACGACGGTTACGATCAATGCCGCCGTACTTGTGGCTTATACGCCCAAGGGATCCTGCAGGACGGTTACCAAGCAATGGGTCGAGCAATTCAAGGTAGCTTTTATCGGGGCCGCTGGCGCTTTTCCCACGATATCTCTTACCCCTCTCGTCACCCAAGTCACGCCCGAGAACGTCAAGTGTTGTAACCGTGCCTACGGTGTAAGTTTGGCTACCCCATTGACTATTTCCGCTACCTTTCCAGCGGCTCCCGGCGCTTGATTCATTAATGTTTAAAATGCAAGATCATGCGTTACAAAGAACTGATGAAGGATTACCACTCAAAAGGGATGGTATCCGAAAAAAAGATGTGGGAGGCCATAGGAGAACTGGACGAGGCGATGGAGTGTCTAAAGGAAAAAGATCCCGAGAAGTATGACGAGGCCATACGTGATATACATGAGGTTTTTTGCGGGTCTCATTATAATGAGTGCTTTGCTAGGATGGACGTGGCGGCAATGCGTCATAAAGGCAAGGCGGGAGAGCATAAAGGCGAGCACTGGAATATGGAGCAGGTGGCTACCGCTATAAAAGGCATGAGCATACCGGGAAATACCAACATATGGGACGTGTACGTTGCTCTTAACGCGAACTGGCATGACAAGGAGATTAAATTCACGGAATGGTTTGACCATGACGCTGAAAAGAAAATCATCGAGGACGCTATAAATTTCTATTTCCTTGACGATGACGCTCCTGAAGGCAAGGTTTGGATTTATATGTGTGCCATGGATGACTAAGACACGATCACATAACAAGAAAAGAAACGATTCTGTAAGACGGGAGATAGACCGCCTTATAGAATCGTTGTCGTTCGAGCCTATAAACTTTCATGAGATTAAGGCTAGGATAAGGCACCTAATGAGCATAGAAGGGAAAAGAAAGTGACATTACACATTACACTTTATCCTCTATGCTGACATCAAGGCTTGTCGTGCCTTATTGAGCGCATCTTGATCAACATGTCCGTTGATCGCGTTCATTTGATCCGATGGGATACCTTGGATATTTCCACCTTGCTCAACCGCTTGTTTGTTGGATTGAATGGACTGAAGTATCTGGTCTGATCCGGGGTAATATGATAGTGATAACATTTGCTCCGCGGAAATGGCTCCGGCCATCCATAATTCCTTCACCAAGTCGTTTAACATCATTCTCGCTACCGGAGATTCAGCGGATTCCTTGATGTTGACCTTGAAATCTATATCTTGGACTGTCTTCGGGTCATACTCATTATAAGTGGCATAACCTGCGGATCTCTCCATCGATATGTTCCTTGGGGATTGATAATATTGATGGATCGTTTTCATCTTCTTGCGAGCGATCTCGGCCTCGAACGTGGAGAACTTGGTTAGTAACGTAGCGATAGATGTAGTGGAGTTCTGTGTTTCCATGGCATATCTGCTTGCCGCTGTTGATCCCGACGGGGTTTTCCCTTGCAAGGCTTCCGACACGGACGTTATATCGTTTATGAAACTCAATTGTAATTGCAATAGCTCCGTGGTACCGATATTGGTAGAGTTCGATGTTATGACTTCCGGTTTGTTCCCGCTCTTGGACGGCTCATAAAAAATAAATGATCCGATCTCAACGAATTGCTCGGCGAACTCACGATTGGACATCCCGTCCGGAACGGAGTCTTTAGGGATCATCTTTACTCCCTTTACCGCTGATTGGATAGCCAAGTCGTTAAGCATGATCAGCCGGTTGATGTATCGTTGCTGATCTATGATAACGGAAATAAAAGGAACTGTCCGTCCATTCACCAAATAGTGTAGCTTGTAAATATAGGGGTGAGACTTATATTCATAAGGCGTGTCATACTCGGTAAGTACACGTCCGTCCGGTGATAGCATTTGGAAATGCCAATATTGATCTATTATATAGGTGTATTCTATCAATGGGATCTCCTCCGGAGGTAATCCCTGTGACATTCCCATACGCATACGATCCTCGTTCTCTCTCTTGATGACAGGAAGATCGCTAAGCTCTATCCTGTATATAGGATCATCGGTGTCCATGATATCCACGCAACGGTATCTAGGCTTGTTCTCCAGTGTCCAAACATGGTAGGTCCGGCACAGGTCGGCGGCGGGAGGCGTGTCGAAAGACTCGTCCATGAAACGATCCGTCTGCTGGGTTCCCAGATTTTCCATACGATTGAGCCAAGGTGAGTAAATCTCCTCCAATTGCCTGTAATCATACTCGGACTCCGCTAATACCGAGGCCAGCTCGCCTAATGTATAGTCACGGATCTCCCCGATCAAGGAATCATCCCAGTGCCTTGGATCATTGGCTTTCGACTCATAGAAGAAATAGGAAGGGTTGACCACGTAGGTGTAGCTGTCCTCTATATCGTCATGGCTAGACCATTCTTCCGTTACCACGGCGCATCCTCCGCAAATAAACTCTATCATTTCGGAGGTGAGGACATCTTTCATAAGGTTATTTTCCCAGTTGGTCTGTAAAGCGTCCGTCATCATCTGTGACTTGGTATCCGCGTCTTTCTGCCGGGCGAAACATACGGGAAGGGTAGCGGTCTTTGCGTATAACCCGGCCAAAGTATTTACGATCTTGAAAAGATGATTGTTCTGCAAAGCGACCCCTCCCGTACGCCTCGCTATCCTATCACGTTCCTTCATCCTTTTCCCGTCCTTGTCCACCACGATATCACCCCATTGGTCACCGAACACGTAACGGAAATTACGAAGACGGGTGGCCCTGAAATCGCTAAGGTTTTCCCAAGCGTTTTGGCACCTAGACAGTAAAGGTATGTTGGTCTTGTCCGTGCCTGATATCTTGATACGGTGTTTGACGCTGTCAACCGTCGTGGGGCGTCGGGAAAACCGTGATTTAGGAATAAGTCGTTTCATGATTGGTCTTTTTAATCGCAAATAAATCGAATAAAAGGACTTGGTTTTGTCAGAATAACCAAAATAACAAAATAATCATACCTAAAGCCCTATTTTTGCCAGAAAAGGATCACAAATGACATATGAGTTTGAATATATAAAGGCGATAAATAAATGCGAGATGCTATCCAGCTTCGAGGGACGTGATCTCGTCGGGGATAGCGGGGAAAGCCTATATCTAAAGATAAAGATAACGGAACAGGACAGGCCTCTTATAAGGACATATCTGGAACAGGCGGCGAGGGTTCTTGAAGAAGGTATGGCCAAAATCATAACCTCTTCCGCTTACTCGGAAGAAGGGTTCGTATGGGAGGTCAGGACGGAGGATACACGTTGGAACGTCAACAGGAAATTGGACGAGAACCTGTTGGACGCTCTGGTTGGTTATTCCATGATGAGTTGGCTTTCCGATCGGAAGCCTGATAGGATAGGGGTTTATAAATCTTTGTGGGAGGATATGTCCGTCATGTGCGTGAAGAACATATACAGGAAGAATCCCCCGCTATTAAAAAAAGCATGATATGGACATAAATCTAGGTTGGACATATTTAAAGCATGACATAGACCAGTGGACGTGGAGGCTGGGAGATATGAGAAAG